TAGTCATCATCGCTCTATTCTTGGACTATGCCCGCAGAGGGCTCTAGATGACCGTCTGCGCCGCTCTAATCACCTCCGAGGGGGTTTGGTTAGGAGCGGACTCTTTGGCGGCTGACGAGTCTCTAGCCTCGCTATCGGCTACCCCCAAGGTCGGGCGCTTCGGTGACTTGCTCATCGGCTTTGCTGGCTCTTGGAAAGCGGGCGAACAAATGTTCGATTTGGCTAGCAAGGCTCACATGCCGACCATGCGCCAACTGCTCGACAACTTTCAGACCGAGGCCAAGGACTACTCATTCCTCTTCATTGAGGACGGCAAAATCTACGAGGTGGATGACGAACTCGCTGCGGTCTGTGTCCTGGAGCAAGAGGGCGTGGCCTACGGTGCAATCGGATCAGGTGCGCCAGTAGCCCTAGGAAGCCTATTTGTCTGCCACGATGACGAGAGCGCACTCATGCAAGCCCTTGAAGCAGCCGAGGCTCATGTCCCCACCGTACGCGGACCGTTTAGGATTGTGAGCCTATGATCGAGGTTAATTGCTCAGACTGTGACAGACTGCTTTACAAGGCTAAACAACACTCAAATCTGATGTATTTTTGCAACAAAGAATGTTTGGGTAGAAACGCAGTCAAGGGACCAATTCCCTATCCTCACTACATTTGTTCGGTCAATGGTCAATTCCTAGTTGCAGCTCTTTCCTCGGAGGCACTATGAGCGACTTCTTTATCCGCTACTACGAGGGCTACGCACATTGGCGAGCCACGCACCTACCGACTGGCACAGTTGGATACGGCGCAACCAAAGAGCTCGCGCAAAAGAACTGCGAAGCGAAACTCAATCGTGCCAAGTAGTTCTGTTGTATCCATCTGCTACTATCTTTAGGGTATTGTGTCCTTTCTGTTTCCAACGACTGGACCTAAAACATGACCTGGTATCGCACCCCCGAGCAAATCGCTAAAGACCAAGAAGCCGCAACTATGCGCTCTCGGGCCATGACTTATCAGTCGATTGGCGACCACTTCGGAGTCACCCGCCAAGCAGCCTTTGCCATGGTTCAACGAGCCATCGCCGACATCCCCAAAGAGGGAGCCGAAGAGGTAGTGCGCTTAGAGATCGAGAAACTCGACTTTTTGGAGCGCAAACTCTACGAGATAATGACCAAAGAGCACGTAGCCTTTGGAGCCTCAGGCAAGGTAGTCACCCTAGACGGAGTACCAGTCGAGGACGATTCGCCGGTCATGAAAGCAATCGACGGACTGCTCAAAGTGGCAGACCGCAGAGCCAAATTACTCGGCCTAAATGCCCCGACCAAACATGAGGTCATAACGCTGGATTCAGTCCAAGCGGAGATTCGACGGCTTGAGGCCCAACTAGGGGAAATAGATGAACTCGATGCTATTGAAGCAGAGGCTGGCGGAACTCAAGGCGCTTGAGCGACTGCAGCTCGAAGAGACTAAGGCTAAAGAAGCCGAACTAAAAGAACGAATCAAACACTCTCGATACCGCACTATGGCTAGAGAGAACCAACTACCGCCTGATGGCGATTGGTTCATTTGGCTGATTTTGAGTGGCCGTGGATTTGGCAAGAGTTTCTGTGGAAGCGGCTGGCTGGTAGAAAAAGCCCTGGCTGAACCAAACATTGAATGCGCAGTAGTTGCGCCTACCTATTCTGACGTGAGACGCACCTGCGTTGAGGGACCATCGGGAATCTTAAAAGCCTTACCCGAGGGAACGCTCAAGTTCTACAACCGAGCCAACGGTCAAATCAACCTGACCAACGGATCTAAGATTCACATGATTTCAGCCGATGAACCCGACCGGTCCAGAGGCTTGAACTTGTCTTATCTTTGGGCGGATGAGTTTGCCTCTTTCAAGTACGAAGAGACTTGGATTGAGGGATTAGTCCCAGCCCTGCGAATTGGCTCGCACCCACAAGCCGTTATTACGACGACGCCTCGCCCGACGAAACTCATCAAGGAGTTCATCAACCGCACAGACGGTTCAATAGTCATCACGAGAGGCTCAACGTATGACAACGCCGCCAATCTATCCCCCGCGTTTCTTCGTGAAATTAGGGCTAGATACGAGGGAACTCGAATTGGTCGGCAAGAAGTTCTAGGTGAAGTCCTCGACGACGTTGCCGGAGCTCTTTTTACACTTGACTTAATTGACAAGACCCGACTCAACTCTGCACCTGAACTGGTGAGAGTAGTCGTGGCCGTAGACCCAGCCGTGACCAGCGGAGAGGATTCAGACCTCACCGGAATAGTCGTAGTCGGCAAAGACGCACTCGGCAGGGCATACGTGCTCGCTGATAGATCGTGCAGAGACACCCCCTCGGGCTGGGCTCAACGAGTTATCAACACTTACCAAGAGTTCGGAGCAGACCGTGTCGTGGCTGAAAAGAACCAAGGCGGAGACTTCATCGAAGCAACCCTCCGAGCCATCGACCGCAATGTCGCTTACACCGGCATTACAGCGCGCGTTGGAAAGAAACTCCGAGCCGAGCCTGTGTCCGCGCTGTACGAACAGGGTCGTGTTTCCCACATTGGCGAGTTTAAGGAACTGGAAGAGGAAATGACCACTTGGGTCCCTGACCTCGGCATGAAGTCTCCGGACCGACTAGACGCTCTAGTCCACGCCATCGTCGAGCTCGGACTCACCTACGGCTCTGACGCTGACCGATTCTTTGACTCACTCGCACCGGCTTGCTCGAAGTGCGGATTCCCTGTTGCCTACGATGCGCCTAACTGTCGCAACTGTGGCATGAACATCAACGGCTTGCCAGGTGGAACATCCGCCGCATTCGCTCAGGTCCAACCTTTGAGCGACACCACGCCGACTATCATCAACGAAGCCTCTATCGGCTTTCCTACCGTTTAAGGACTCATGGCACTCTTTAGTCGCAAAGACCGCAACGCCGACATTGAAAAGTACATCACCCAAGCGGTTGAAAAGGCTGCGCAAAGCCTCATGGGAACTCCCATGTACAACCAAGCGGGCTATGCCAACGTCGTTCCCGCTCAGCCAGTTGGCGGACAGGGCCTAGCCCAGCAGTCAGGTTGGGAGGCCGTTGCCCTGCCACGTCCAGGTGATGCATTCGGATCTATGCTCGGGCCAGCCGCGCCACTCCTGCCAAGCCCGATTGACCCAGTCTCTGAGCTCACAGGTCGCGCCGAGCCTCGCAAGTTTCAGTACCAGGTTGCCTACAACTTAAACCTGACCCAGCAAGAGGTTCCATGGTCAGTCCTGCGCTCGCTCGCTGAGCAATGCGACATCATCTCTCGCGCCATCACCATTCGCACCGCTGACATCTCCAAGATGGAGTGGTCGTTCACTTTGTCACCTGACGCTATCCAGCGCATCATGACCGAGGAAAACGTCAGCCACGCTAAGGCGGCAAAGATTGGTCGTGAGCGTTTCGGCGACAAGATTGACGAGCTCACAGCCTTTTGGCGCAACCCCTACCCACAGTCCGACAAGGGCTGGAACCAATGGATTAGCGAATCAGCCTGGAACGTTCTCACCTTTGACGGCTGGTGCGTGTACCCCAAGTACAACCTCGGTGGCAAGGTCATTGGCTTTGACATCATTGACCCCTCGACTATCAAGATTCTGTTGGATGACCGTGGAGACACCCCACGCCCACCAGCCCCCGCCTATCAGCAGATTCTCTGGGGATTCCCTCGCGGAGAGTTCACGGCCTCACCTGAGTCAGATGTCAACGGCAACTACTATGCCGGAGTCAACTCGAACGCGGCCTACAAGACCGACCAACTTTCTTACTTTATTCAGAACCGTCGCACCTACTCGGTCTACGGTTTCTCGGCAGTTGAGCAAGCAATCCCTGCAGCGACCCTCTACCTAGAGCGTCAGCGTTGGATGATTGAGGACTTCCAGGCTGGCACTATGCCAATGACCTTTATGAAGACCGACTCAACCGAACTGAACCACCTCAAGTTGGCTGAGTTCGAGCGCGTGTTTAACGACAAGCTCGTCGGATCTAGCGAAGAGCGCCACAAGGTCAAGGTTCTGCCTAAGGGCTTCGACCCCATCGTGGCCCCGAGCATGTCCGAACGCTACAAGCCTGAGTATGACGAGTTCATCATCAAGCGCATTGCCAGCATCTTCGGCGTTCAGCCCAGCCAACTTGGAGTCATTGCCCGCGCAGGACTCGGTGGCGGAAAGGGCCAGCAAGAGGGAGAAGAGCAGTCCGCAGAGACCGTCTCGACTCGCCCAATGGAGAACTACATCGTTGAGTGCATCAACTCACTTTGCCGTCGCTACCTCGGAATGGACACCAACCTCACGTTCAACCTGAACTACGACACCTCGGCAATGAACGAAGAGACTCAAGCCAAAGCGTTCCAGGTCTCGCTATCGAGCGGAACCATGACCCTGAACGACGTTCGTGGCGAACTTGGTCAGCCCCTTTACGACATGCCCGAAGCGGACGAGCCATTCATCTTGACCCCGCAAGGCCCAGTATTCCTCAAAGGACAACTCGCCGTCGACACCGCTGGCGAAACGATTGGACAGCACAATGAAGCGAACCCACAAGGCCAAGAAAGCCCACGCCCACAAGTCGGTGAAGAAGTCCCACAAAAAGATAACGGTAAAGGCCAAGCGGACCAAACTGGTGTAGCGCCACAGAACCAGACGGCCAAAGAGATGACCGACGTTCTCGGACAAAAGGCTGCAGAGGCAAAGGCTTACAAGGTCTTTTCCCGCAAGCCCCGAGGCCGTGAGTTTGAGTTTGTTTTCCACACCCCCGAAGAGGCCGCAGTCCTAAAGGCTCAAGTTGCCGACTTTCACTCAGGGAAAGCAGAGATAAGCGATACCCCAAAAGGACATTCGCTTACTAAGCGCAAGGCCGAAGACCTACCTGGCTACGAGGCCCGCGTAAAGAACGAAAAGAAGCATCACGCTGCAATTTTTTCAGCTCTCGGCGCTGGCGTTAAGGGCGTGAAGAAAGCCATCGACCAAACCTTGGCTTCGGTCCACGTTGCAGGAAACGCTGACGCCATTCTGTCGGCTACTAACTTGGCCGTGGCTCAGAACGTCACCCTCGATTCCGCGCCAATGGCAAAGGCTCTAGAGGCTCTGATTAAGGATGCCGGACAACTCGGCAACATCGGTGGCTCGGCTCAAGTCCAGCGCATTCCTTTGACCAAGATTGGCGACCAACTCCAATCCCGACTGCTCAACATCGACGCAGTCACCAAGGGAATCGGACAAACCAGCCTGACCCGAATCCGCTCCGCCATCGTCGACGGCGTGGCTAACGGATCTAGTGCCTCGGACATTGCCGACCAAATCAACGCAGTCATAGCCGACCCCTACCGCGCGGACATGATTGCCATCACCGAGACGAACACCGCCTACAACGCCGGTGCTCTCGACACCTATACCGAAGCCGGTCTGACCGACTGGTATTGGCTGGCTTATGACGACGCTTGCCAAATCTGCCTAGACGCAGAAGCGGCGAACCCGCACCCGATTGACGACACAGACGTACCTAGCGACAGTTCACACCCGAACTGTCGTTGCACCATCTCACCCTTACCAGGAGAATAACAAAATGGCCCAAGAAATTACCTACGTTGGCATTGGAGACCTGACCTACAAGGAAGCCGAAGACGGTTCTTTGTACGTCTACGGTCTAGCCACCGACCCAACGCTGGACCTCGACCAGCAGATTTGCGACCCAGGCTGGTTGAAGACCGCCATGCCCCAATGGTTCAAGACTGGTGC